TCCTGGTAATGATGCCGCTCGACAATGTAACAAAAAATTTGTTCCTTCGAAACTTCCGCTAATCTCAAATAGCGTAGGTCTCGCTCCCCCATCCGCTAAAGCGGTTTTAATATCATTAACGTTAAATCCCGTTGCTGCCATTATTTCTCCTTATTATGCGACTCCGCCGCCGACTACTTTATCTATATTTTTAACCGCATTCGTTGCTGTAGATAGTACTGGTCCAGAATAAGAATATTGCCAAGTTATAGTAAATGTTTCTATAGTATTTACTGAATCATGACTTAATTCGATTGGTGATATATTATTTGGCCACGCACCATGTAATTTCATACTATCAATTGTCTTCGTCGTATCGCCAGCCAAAGAATAAGATTTAACTAATATTGTGCCCAACATACTAGAATGAGGAATATCCCATTCTCTTACATTTCCCTCTGCACTATTCATAGCTTCAATCCATCTTTCAATATTTATTCTAACTTTCATATCTTCATCATTTAGTACTGTGCATGTCCAATCGCCAAATGTGGTATCTCCTGCAAAGAAAACCTGCCTCCCGTAATAAGAAACAGGAATTTCTCCATTAATATATCCTGGCATAACCGTTGCATTTACTAGAAAATCTAATTTGTCCGTTGAATCTGACTGCTTCGCCATTCCTGCGTCTTTTACCGCGGTTGTTGGTAATGTCATTGTACATGAAAATAAATTAGATCTCGCCCCTGAGGCTTTAATTGAACTAATAAAAGTATTAATACTAAAATTATTTACTGTTTCTGCCATTCATTTCTCCTTTATCGCTGAACTACTTCACTAAAAGATACACCAGTTCTTACAGATACAAAACTTAATTCAATAAAGTTAATTGATCTGGCCGGCTTAACATATATAGCACCCACAAATTGATTTGCGTCTACTACTGATGGAGGATTATTAGATGCATCGCATACAACCATAAAATCTGTAATTCCCCCTCTTGCCTGAATATCTCTCAAAAATGGTTCCACAATTGAAGTAAATTGAGTTCTTGTAAAATCATCATTGAATTCAAACAATGATTGTTTTGCCGCTGTAGAAATTGATTTTTCTAATGTGATAAACAATCTTCTTACATTAATTCTATCAAATGCATTTGGTTTTGCTAATAGTGTTTTATCTCCAAACAATAATCTTCCTTGTCCTGGAAAATTCACAACAGAATTAATACCTTTATTATAAAGAACATCTCTATCAGCTTCCGCAGGATTCCATGCCAATTCTGCAATGTTCCTAATTTGTCCTCTAGTATAACCTGCCGGAGAGTAAAATGATCCCAAAGTATTTTCTGTTGCAACTGCAAGTCCTGCGCAATCTGCATTTAATGGAATATATCTCCAAACTTGATTATGATTGTCCCATTGCTTTTTCCATCCTGAATCCATAAATCCATAAGATGTACTTGGTAGACCATTTCTATAATCTATAACATTAGATGATTGAGTAGTTGTACCCAAAACATCCGCTCTTTCTGGTGAACAGAATACAACCAGATCTTTTCTTTTTTCTGCAATAGTAGACATTACATAACTGGATAATGCCGCCGTTGCGTCTCCCATAAAAATAAGTGAAGCATCTGAATCTACTGGTTCTTTAAATACATCGTATCCCGTTTTTCGATCGCCAAGTGATAATGTTTGTCCATCCAATCCACCATTAAGTGACCATGATTGTGACCATCCAAATGCATTAAATTTAGTATTATTTACCGCAGCCGTTCCCCACGCAGAATCGGTAGTATCATCACTATTTACTACACTACCTGTTGCTGGATGTGACATTGCCCATACTGGAAATGCGTCTGTGTTATTACATTTAGATTTATAATAGTCCGGAGAATTTGAAGCGACTGAAACTCCCGTCCATCTTTCTATTAATGTATCACCCGTCGATGCTGTTGAGGATGTTCCCCAATTTCCATCTTCGTCTACAACAACAATATGAATTTCGTCTTGAGTTGCTCCTCTTTCTGTAGCCCAAACTGAAGTTCCCGGTGAATCTCCGTTGACACTAGATTCTCCTGGATTACATGCATATTCCCATTCTCTACCAAAGGCTGCTGTAGCTGTAATTCCTTTGGTTGGTTCTGATGCTGTAACTAATACTAATTCAGTATTACTTGTGATTGAAGCAACTTTATGTCTGAATGGTGCTAAAGTATCATCAGTAGATACTACCATATCTCCTACGCGCATTTGTACACTAAAAAATGTATTAGTTCCGGTTACTACTTTTGTTCCACCAGTATTCACAATTGTGCCAAATACTTGTGTTGACTTTTCTTCAAATGCTGATCTAACAAGACATGATACATCAGTTCCCGCATTTACAACGGTGACAGTGGAAACTCCTGGAGTCTGAACAACATATGCTGTATCAGTTCCTTGAGTGTTCATTACATTATTGACTAAGTAATTTTCACTACCCATTGTCAAAACATCACCATTTCTAACTTCTTGAAACCAAATTGAATCAGATGTTGCCGTTACTAATCCAGTTGTCGCGTTGACCGCAACTGTTCCGGTGAGAGTTTTTGCTGCTTTATCAGGCCCACATACTGAAACCTTTAAACTATTTCCTCTTTCTCCCGCGTATGTCGCAACCCACGGCCCATAACTTCCCGTAGATGATCCTCCTGTAGCTGGATCATATGTGGTTTCGAATTCTTTCTTATTCTTAATTAAAACTGTCGCTCCCTCTTGTGTCGCTGCATAAGTCGTGTTAGCAGATGAAGCGTTTTTTGCTTCTGAGTTTGCTGTTCGTGAAATTTCAAGAACTCCGCCATAGTTCATAAAATTTGATGCGGACATCCATGAAATATAATTATCTTCGTTTGGTACGAAAAATTTAGCTTTTAAATCGGCGTCTGAAGCGACTCGTCCATTTTCTGGATCTTCTATAGGGCCCCATCTAAAGAGTCCTGAAAATCCCCCTATATTTGTGGCGAGAGTTGGTACTATGGTCGTTAAATCGATTTCTCTAGTCAGAACACCGGGACTAACTGTGAAGGGCATTTTTATTCTCCTATATTTATTATATTTAGTTGACTTCTAGCGTGTTAGCTCTTACGTCTAACCTACTTGAAACTCACCTCTAATTAACTATATTTATTAAATTTCGGAATTCCAATAAAGTCCTGATTTATATTCTTTCCAAACATGATAATCATCTTCAGCCACTACCTCAGATTTGCCATCATTAAAAAAGCCCAATGGTAATGAATCTTCATCATTCATTCTTTCTTGTTGTTCTAATAATTTTTTTCTAATATCAGAATCAGTAATTTCTTTAAAATATCGTTGATTCACTAGCCATCCAAATAAAACTAGAGTCATGACTAAATCGTCATGATATCCATCCTCAGCCTGAAAAGTGGCACCTTTTTCTGCAAAAGTCATCAGCTCTGAAATGATATCAAAATCCTCAATTATTAAATGATCCTTCTCAATTAATTCTTTTATAGTTGTACAACCAGTTCTTTTAACATGTTTTGATGTAATTAAACCAATTCTAGAATTTTTCTTAAATCCTCCACTAACTTCTTGACCTCCTTTATTTGGAGAAGTAAGAATAGTATTTTCATATTCTAAATCATAATACAATATATCTCCTACCTGCATACCGTTTCCATTAGTTTCAATTAAACACCAAGAATTA